TTCATCTAATCGTTCAGTAAGCACTATCGATTCTACCGAAACTAGTGTTAAAAATCAAGCATTAGGTTATGTACAAACTCTTGTAGGTAACGTAGCAACTAACAACAGTCCAGGTAGTAGTTTCCAACAATACGTTACAAACTATGTAACTTTTAGTAGCAAAACTGGTACAGGTCCTTATCTAGTTACATTGAACTTGACTACACCTCGTGTTATTCCAATGCCTATTGGAACTCTTGTAACATTACAAGGACAATCAAATGTTTCATACAACGTAACATCAAGAGTAGTAGCAAGCACCACCACAAGTATTACCTTGAGTTATGCCAGCGATCCAGGTGTATGGAGCACTGTAACTCCGACAAACTTTATCATTGCTCAGTTCATTGATACAAACAATTATCCAACACAGGATACTAATGGTACTAATACCACTGTAAGTAATTTAGTAACTACTGAATGGAATTTAATTACCAGTGTCGTTGCGACTAATGCACAACAAACTGTTACATATCCTGATTTAACTAACAGTGTTTATTCTAGTTCTGGTTATGTAACTGTTAGAAATGTTATTAATAATAATGCTTCAAGTATTGCTCAAGCAGTTACTACATATCTTAACTCAACTTATAAAGGCGGATTTGCCTACAACCAATCAACTTGTTATCGTGACGTTGGTTTGATTGTCGATGCTATGGTAATTGACTTGTTGACTGGTGGCACATATCAAAGTATTAATGCAGGTAAGAGCTACTATAAAAATTCAAGTGCCAAGACTATTGCTATTGGTACACAAAATAAAGAAACTATTGATGCTATAGTGTTTGCACAAAACTTGATGACTCAGGTATTGAATCAAGCTACAGCAAATCGTTATCAAACATTAGTAACACAATCAACTTACAACAGTACTAAAAATGCCAATGCTGGTTATGTAGCAACTGCTTCATACGTAAGCATTACTGGAAAAGCATTAACTGTAAGTGGTATCACAGGTACTATTAAAGTAGGTATGATTGTTACAGGCACTGGCTTTATTAGTAAACAAGTTGTTACTGCTGTTAACGGAAACACTATTACATTAAGCGGTGCAAGTGATAGTACACCAAGTAGTACATTGACCTTTACATTAACTGCATTAACTACATTTACAAACAACTATAACACAATGTTGAACATTGTTCGCAATGGTGTTAGCGCGGCTCCTACTCCAACATTTGGTTCAGGAATTTATACTCTAGCATTTACCAATGGTGGTAATGGTAGTGTTGACCAAGGTATCACTGGCGACATTAAGATTCTTGCTGGTAAAGTTATTCGCGGTATTAACAGTGGAGTAACTGGTGTAATTATCAGTTACAATCAAGGCGGCACAAACAGTAGTGACAACGTTACAATTAATTTAACTAGCCCAGGATTCTTCCAAGTATTATCAACAACTGCTACAGGTACTAACGGAACTAACGTAATTAATGTTAATTCATTAACAGGTACTACTATTGGTAGTGGTGCAACAAGTATCCAAGTTGGCATGGGTGCTAGCGGTACTGGTATTCCACAAGGTGTAACAGTAACAAGTATTAGCGGTAATGCAATTACTTTAAGTTCTAATTTAACAGGTACTGTTAACGGAACTGTTGTATTTGCAGAACAATTAGAATACGCTGAAAGCGTTGGTAATCAACAAATTACCATTATGGTCGAAGCTGGTATTTACTACGAAGATTATCCAATTCGTGTACCTGCTAACGTATCCGTTCGCGGTGATGAATTCCGTAGAACTATTGTACGTCCAATAGATCGTGTATCACAATCACCATGGCGTGGTTTGTTCTTCTATCGTGATAGTATTATTGACGGTTTACAAATTGGCCCTATTAACAACGGCGCTGGTTCTACCGACTATTCACCAACAGTACAAATTTTAGGATTTGTAAGCAAGGTACAAAACGGTTCAACATACAATGTTACATATAATATTTCTAACTTGTATGGCACACCTAATGCATCTTTACAATATACAATTAGCGGCAATACTAATCTTTCATACAACGGTACATTTAGTTGCTATGGAAGTACTGGTGGAAGTGGTGCAACTCCATCAACTATCACACTAGTGTATCCAAGCGATCCAGGTGTGTATGGAACCAGTACCGTTACAAGTATTAATAACTTAGTAGCGGCTACATTAAGCGGTAGCAGTGGTAATATTACTATTACAATGAGTGGTAACACTCAAGCACAAGTATCTTGGTTAGGCTATGTATTCCAATCAGATGCTGTAGATAGTTACGGTAAACCAGGACAAGCTGTTGTTAACAGCGTGTCAGGTAACTTTATGAACTGTACAGTTATCTATCCTTTTGCTATTCCAGGAACAATTACATTAACTAGTGTAACTGGTACATTCCAACTAGGTGAAACAATTACACAAGCAAGTACAGGTGCTGTTGGTATTATTACACAAGTGTTAAGCGGAAGCATTTCTTACACACCAACAACTGGAACATTTGTAATTTCAAACACTATTGTTGGAGTAACAAGCAGTGCGCAAGCAACTGTTACTGCTGTTGCATTGTCAAGCATTGCTCCAGGCGCATGGCATTTATACACAACAAACAATTATGGACGTCATTACTTAAAAGATCCATCAAAGCCAGAAAGTGTTACCAATACAGCGTTAAACAACAAAGAGATTGACGTATTCTTATGTAACGATGCTGTACGTATTAGTAACTTGACTGCACAAGGTCACGGCGGATTTATGATGGTACTTGACCCAGAAGGTCAAATTAAATCTAAATCACCATACGGACAAGTTTGTTCAAGTTTTTCACGTAGTGTTAATAAACAAACATTTGCTGGTGGTCAGTTCATTGACGGATTTACTGGACGCTTATTTGGTACAATTAGTGCCGCAAGTTTAGATGGCTTGACTGTTACAGTTACTGGCGGTATCAATAGTGGTTTAGATATCCGTGCTCCACAAGCACCTTGCGCATTCTACGTAACAGGTAACCGTTATCAAATTAACGCCATCACAAGTTATGCACAAACATTTGATGCTAACGGTAACGTAATTGGTGGTTCAGTTGTATTGTCAATGGCTACTTCAACACCATGGACTAGCGGTACTGGACAAGCAATTAACATTGAAATGGGCGGTAACAAGTCCATGTTGGCTAACGACTTTGCGCAAGTTAACGACTTAGGCTATGCAATCCTAGCAACCAACGGTGGTATCACTGAACAAGTTTCAACATTTACCTACTACTGCTACACTTCATTCTGGGCATTGAACGGTGGACAGATTCGTTCTGTTGGTTCATCATCAGCGCACGGTGTCTACGCTTTACGTGCTACAGGTTATGATGTAACTGAATTACCAGATAGTGTTAACCTAGCTAACAACTTAGCACAAACAGCTCGTGTGTTTAACCCACCAAACTTACCACAAAGCTCAGTAAGTAACCAATACTATAACAACATGAACACTAATAGTACAACTGTGTACATTAGTGCTTACGATTACTACCCAACTAACATTAGTGAATTAGAAATTGATCATACTTTAGCAGGTAAAGGTGTTGTTCGTTATCAAGTTAACAGCGTTTCACACACAACAATTTATGTTCCACTAAGTCAAGTTGGTACAGGATATGCTGTTAATGCAGTTACTTACACATCATATTCTGCTCCAGCTGGTGTTCCAACTCTTGTAGTATCAAGCACAACTGGTATTGTACCAGGCATGACTATTAGTGGAGCAGGATTTACACTAGGACAAAAAGTTGTTAGTGTACTAGCAGACGGTGTAAGTTTAATCTTAGATTCTGCTCCTGAAATTACATCAAGCGGTACATTGTATATTGGTGACACAGCAACAATTTCTGGTTCATTACTAGGCGGTAAAGACGGATCATTTAGTGCCAACACTACATTAAGTTCAAACGTGATGACTAGTGTTAGTACGCTACAAGCAGTTAACCCGAGTAGTGCTATCATTATTCTTGGATTTGTAAGTAAGACTTTTGTAACTGGTACAACTTATGATGTTGTTTATACAATACCTACACAGTTAGCAAACCCAACTCCTTCAAGTGGCTGGACTGTATACGGTGCTTCAACTTCAGGATACAACGGTACTTACACAGTAACAGCAAGTACACCTAACAGTATTACTCTTCGTTATACTATCGATCCAGGTACATTTACTACAACAACTACTCCAGTAATTATGCCTCCAGGCATTACTGTATCAGGTGCAAGTAAAACATCAAGCGGTGGTTATTACTATGTTCAGTATACTATTCCAGCACAAACTACAAACCCATTAGTAAGTGGTTATTTCACAGTTGCTGGTAATGCTACTGCTGGATACAACGGTGTGTTCTATGCTACTGCTAGCGACAGCACACACGTAACATTACGTTATTCAAGTGATCCAGGAAGCTACGGTTCAGGAACTACAACAATAACATTCATGGGTACTACTATTAGTGGTCCAAATATTAATCCAGGTACTACAGCACTTGCAACTTATCAAAATAATCAAATTATTCTAAGTCAGTTGGCTACAGGCACAAGTTCTGGAAATACATATTCAACCAATGGCGGCAATGACATTACAATTTATGTGCAGACATTGACCAACAGCGGTATTAGTACATTCTCGTTCACAGGTAATGCTGTAGCAGGATTAACTTCTACTTATGCAAACGTTGTATCTGGAGCAAGTTCTGGATTTGGACAATACGCATATTTCAACATTACTGTAACTAGCGGTGTTTATAGCGTATTACTTGGCGGACAAAACGTTCTAGCATTGAATTTGAGTACAAGTTCTGGATCAAGCGGTTATTCAAGTACAGGTCTATCTGCTCCGTTATACGACGGACAGTTAATACAAATTCGTGTTCTACAGAACTTCAAGTTCTTTAACGTTAACAACGTAAACCCAACACGTCCAAGTACTGCTGTACAGTTTAACGATAACTTAGCAAGTATCTATCGTGTGCTTTCTTATAACTTAACAGAAGCAACTAACGAAATACTTCCTAATCACGTTGCTATCCTAAGTGCAGACCAATCATTTGCTTATTATATTTTCCAAGCAGATCCTGCAAACATTAGCAAAACTGACCCAATCGACGGCGGTTCAAAGACAATGGGTGCGACACCTGGCGATACACGTATTGCTGTAACAACATTTGGTCCACAAAGTTACATTGACCAAATTAACAAGGGCACTTATGCATTTGCATGGGGTGGTCGTGTACACACTATCAGCAGTTACACTCCTCCGGTTACTACCACAGTCTACACTGGATATAATCCAACTGGTAGCGTAGGCACTACCCTTGTAGTTGGTGGTACATTCTCTGGTACAACTACTAATAATTCAGCAAGTATTACAAGTGTTTCAAGTTTAACAGGTTTAGTAGTAGGCGAAATTATCAGCGGTACTGGTATCCAATCAGGTACTACTATTGTTGCCATTAATTCTGTTACTAATACAATTACAATTAGTGCTACAGCTACAGCAAGCGGCACTGTTACTATCACCTACGGTGGCACTGCTGGCATGAAAGTTGGCATGATTGTAACTGGAACTGGATTTACTGCTGGACAAACTATTTCTAGTATCAACGTAAACGGAACTACCCTAGTATTAAGTGCGGCTCCTAATAGTACACCAAGTGGAACATTAGTGTTTAGTAGTTCAACTATTCCTTACATTACGCTAGGCAGTATCAAATATAACATTGCCGGTACTGGCGGGTCAACTACAACTTTACCATTCTTAACTCAACAGAGTCGTGGTCAAGTAGCCGCTACTTATAATCCAACTGGCAATGTCTATGGTAACATTGCTACAGGTAGTGTAAACGTTTTAGGTGTAAACAACCTAACTAATATTGGCCAAGGTTCGACATTTACTGGTACAGGCATTCCGGGCAACCAAGTAGTAAACGCTACCGCAACAACACAAAACGTTGCTGTAATTGCAACCAGTACAATTAATTCTAGCGGTGTATTGACTGTTGGAACTGTAAGTTCAGGTACTGTTGCTGTTGGTATGCAACTAACTGGTGTTGGTGTTGTACAAGCTCAAACAAATACAATTACAAACACTAGCGGTAACGGAACAACTGCAACATTGACATTGGGTACTCCAACTCCAACATTGATTGCTACTACTACATCAACTAACTTATTAACTCTAAGTAGTGTGTCTGGTCTAGCAGTTAATCAACAAATTGTCTTTACCAGTGTAACACAGAATACAACTGCTACTGCTACAACACATAGCACATTTGCTATTACTGGCAGTACAATTAGTGGAACAACTTTAACAGTTGGAACTGTAGGCTCGGGTACTGTTGGTATTGGTTATCAATTAACCGGTACTGGAGTAGTTGCAGGTACATATATTGTTGCTAACATTGCTGGAAGTGGTGCAGGATCAACTTGGTTGGTAAGTGCTAACCATGCTGTTTCAACAGGTGCTATCAGTATTACTGGTACATTGGATGCTATTACTGTTGGTTCTACTGCTGGTATGGTAGTTGGCGAAGCTGTAACATTTGGTACAGCACTTGGTAACTTAGCAACAAGTACAACATACTTTATTTCAGAAGTTATCAGCGGAACACAATTTAGTGTTGTTTCAACTTATGGATCAACAACAAACTTTGTATTAACCACTGCAAGTGGTTCAAGTGCAGTAGCGGCTGGATCATCATTTGGTGGTATCAGTAGCGGTGCAACTTACTATATTTTATCTGTCAATACAGGCACAAATCAAATTACTGTAAGTACAAGTTACGGTGGCACTGCGCAAACATTACAAAACAGCGGCGGTGCATGGACTAGTGTTTCTGGATCTCCATTTATAGTTAACGGAACAATTACCGTAAGTGGTTTAACTACAGCTGGCTACAACGGAACTTATACCGTTACATCAAGTAGTATTACTTCTGTTAGTTACCTAAATAACACAACCGGTGCTATACCAGTTGTAACAGCAACTTACTCAACAGGCGGTTCAGCAAGTACAACTGTAACAGTAAGCGGAGTTGCTGGCGGTACTATTGCTGTTGGTATGACTATCAGCGGTACTGGATTTACACAAGGACAGACTGTAACTTCTATTATTAACAGCACTAGCTTTACAGTAAGTGCATTTGCTGATAGTACACCAAGTGGCACATTAACATTTAAACAATACGGTTCTGTATCAAGCAGTGGCCCAACTTACATTACTGCGAATTTAAGTGGCAGTGGTGCTGGTTCTACATGGCAAACAAGTACAGCACTAGCTGTAAGTTCAACAACTATTACAGGTACTAATAATCTTGTAACATTAAATTCAACTTCTAGTATTGTTGCTGGTAACACAATTATTTTTGATCCTAACAGTGGTTCAAGTTTTGGTGGCCTTTCAACGGGTGTTCAGTATTATATTAAACAAGTTGTTAACGGAACACAGGTTATTTTAAGTCCATTTGGTTTAGGAACACAATACCTATACAACGGATATGGTACAACAGCTATACCTGTAACAACTGCTACTGGTTCATTAACTGGACGTACCGACAACATTGTTGTTTCAACAAGTAACGGCGGATCATTCAGTGCTAACGTTTCAAATAATAGTCCAACTATTTCTAACGTTCCTGCTAGTGTGTTTACTTGGTTAGTAGCCGGTACTGCGGTATCAGGCGGATCAGGAGGACCAATTCCAGGTTCAACTGTTATTACAACTTTTGATAGTGTTGCTCGTACAATTACGATGAGTAATAATGCGACCAATACCGTTGTTGGCCAATCAATTACATATACTACAAACAGTATTACAATTAGCGGTCCAGCAACTGCTACTGCTACACAACAATTCTTGCAGTTCAGTAATTTAAGTACAACTATGACTATCTATACTAACGATAGAAGTCAGTACATTACTACCGGCATGACTGTGTTTGGTAACGGATTTACTAATGGACAAACTGTTATTTCAGCGGTTCCAAGTTCAAGCGGTGCGCCAACTACAACAATTACATTAAGTGCTCCTCCAACAAGTACACCGTTTGGCGTACTAGGATTTACTGCTCTTGGAACTACAACTAGCCCATGGTATACTACATTTACTTTTGCTCCACAGGCAACTGCTCCTATTGCAGATTGTTTCTATTACATTAGTGGCAATAGTAACACTAAGTATAACGGTTGGGTGCAGGCTGTTGCTAGTACAACATCGAGTATTACACTTGCTTATCAAACAGACCCAGAAAGTACTGTTGTAGTAACATACGTAAGCAACACAGGTACAACATTAAAAGTTTCAAGTACAACTGGAATTAGTGCTGGCATGGTAATACGCGGAGGCGGTGCTGGTGGATTCTTTGGTCAAACTGTAACTAACGTAGGTACAGATGGTCTAACACTTACAACTAGTGCGGCGCCTGCAGGTACTCCAACAGGCACACTAACATTTACTATACCTTACGGTACTGGTACTACATCATTCACTAATAACATCACTGGTATTAGTCGTCCGATGAGTAATCAAGTATCAAACGCACTACAAGCAGGTTATCAAGTTGGCAGTGCGGCACAGATTACTACACGTATTTCAACATGTCGTTGTTCAGCACATGACTTGTTAGATATTGGTACTGGTGGTTATAATACTTCTAACTATCCATATCAGATTTACGGTAATCCATTCATCAAGGCTAACCAAACACAGGAAGTCAAAGAAGAAACAGTCGGTCGTGTGTTCTATGTAACAACTGACCAAAACGGTATCTTCCGTGTAGGACGTTACTTTACAGTTGACCAAGGTACTGGTACAGTTACATTCAGTGCTTCAATTGCGTTGTCAAACTTGAACGGTCTAGGATTTAAGCGTGGTGTGGTTATTGCTGAGTTCTCAACAGACTCTACTATGACCAACGATGCATCCGACACTGTTCCAACACAGTCAGCTGTTCGAGGATATGTTGATAATCGTTTAGGTGTACAACAATCAGGTTCGACAACTCCTGCGACAGCGTTGATTGGCTCAGGCTTCTTGGCATTGAACGGACAGTTACCAATGAAGGGTAACATATCAATGGGTGGTTACGGAATTGGTAGTTTGGCAAGTCCGCTGTTATCAACAGATGCGGCTACCAAAGGTTACGTAGACGTTACTGTTTCAGGTGTTGATAAGATTGCTAAACTAGGTGACGTTAATGCGGCAAGTCCAGTTAACCAAAGTTTGTTTATTTTCAGTACAACAAATAATAAATGGAATGGCGCGGCGTTCTCGCAAGGTATAAACGGTACAGCATTCAGCGATGTACTAATTAGCTATGATGGAACAACACTAACAAATACTATTCAAGGTAGTATTATAACAGCTACCTATACAACTGTAAGCGGAGTTAACTTGACAGTTAGCAGTACTGTTGGAATTATTCCAGGTATGACTGTAACTGGTACAGGTTTTGCTTCAGGACAAACCGTTGTAAGTATTACAAACTCTATCATACTTGTGTTGAGTGCATCACCTGATACTACACCAAGCGGTACAATAACATTTACTCGCGCTGGTGTTATCGTTGATAAGAAAGTTAATCAGTATGCGGCTATCCAACAAAGTAAATTAGCATTAAACATTGCTACTACAAATGGAACTAGTGCTCCAACATATAACAACGTAAGCGCAGGTTTATTTGTAATTGGTAAACGTTACATTATCCAATCGGTTGGAAGTACAAACTTTGTATCAATTGGTGCAAGTGCTAACCAAGCTAACGTAGTGTTCCAAGCAACAGGCCCAGGAACAGGCAACGGTATTGCGCAAGAGTTAGATGTTGTACAAGCCGCTAATGGTCTAAGTAGTTACAACGATAATGTGTTCTCGTTAACTAACGGCTGGGTTGATTTAAAAACAGCTACTGGTGCAGGTGCAAGCGGTTCAGCAGGTGTAAACGGTGTAAGTCCTACTAAGTTACAATGGATTGGTGCTAACAGTACACTAGCGAACATAACAAGTAGTGTTGCCGGTGTTACTGCTGTTGCTACATCCGACTTAGTTAAGAACGGTGATGGTATACGTAACCAAGACATTCCAACAAGCACAAGTAGTGCTGGTGCTGTAATTCGTACAGGTGTTGCTCCATACACTTATGATGTAACACAAATTTCAACTACTGGCGGTAACAACAGTCTTGTTAAAACTGATGCTTCAGGTAACATCAACGTTCAAGGTATTAAGTTTAGTAGCTTGCCAACTGTTGGCAACATGATTGACTTAGGCGGCGGAAGTACAACATTAAACTTCTATACACCTAACAGTTCATCAAGCGTTAAGTTCTTAACAGCAACTTATACTAACGCTAACAGTAGTCCAACTGTTACTTACTTTGGTTTACAAGACTTTACTAGTGCTGGTGTAACATTGTTGACTACAACTTTAAGTACAAGCACAAGTAATGCTACCACACTTGGTATATTAAACGGTGCTTGGAGATTGAGTTCAGGAAGTACGCTTGACTTAAATACAAACAGTAACGTATTAAAAGTTAAATCTATCATTACTGACGGTACTGATGCAGGCGGATGTACACTACAAGGTACATACACATTGTCAGGATCAAGTAAGTTGCAAGCAACATACGCTGACTTAGCTGAGTGGTATACTGCTGATGCAGAATACGAACCAGGTACTGTGCTAGTGTTTGGTGGAGATGCTGAAACTACAACAACAACTACATTTGGTGATACTCGCGTAGCTGGTGTAGTAACAACTGATCCTGCTTACACAATGAATGATGGATTAACAGGTACAAGAGCGTGTATTGCGCTAGCAGGACGTACACCAGTTAAAGTATTAGGAACTGTAAAGAAAGGTGATTTAATTACTACAGCAAGTGTAGCAGGCTATGGATGCAAAGCGGTTGATCCTAAGTTTGGTACAATTATTGGTAAAGCACTTGAAGATAAAACTGATACAGGCTTTGGCGTAATCGAAGTTGCTGTAGGGAGAATGTAATGGCAAGACAATCAATCAACATTGGTACAGCAAACAACTCACGTAACGGTGATCCGTTACGTGTAGCATTTACTAAAATTGAAAATAATTTCATAGAGTTATATGCTAATTTAACTACATACTTGCCAAGCCCAACTGGCAATAGTGGTAAATTTTTAACAACTGATGGCAGTGCATTATTGTGGCAAAACGTGCCG